TTATGCTAACTTTAACTCCGGCAGGTTCCAGGCAGCATAAGCAATGCTTATCGGTCAGGGGGTTGACTTTGCCCCCCAAACCTGCCATACTTAACAAGTCAACCAAACGGAGCACCTCATGCGTAAGATCGAACGGATGATGAATCAAGCAATCACCGATAAGGTTGATTGGAAGTCTGCAAACACCGAAGTCACTAACATTGACGGTGTGAGTTTTGTATTCCTTCACGGGAATAAGATTGCCGAGGTGGGTGATAACTTTGTGAGGTTGTTTGATGGAGGTTGGCAAACTGTCACCACCAAATCCCGTCTCAATGCTATTCTTCAGTGCCACGGATTGCCTGGTGAATGTGTATTCCAAAAGCAGTGGACTTGGTTCGTTAATCTTAAGACCGGCAACGGTATTGCAACTGTTCCCTTCTTCTCCTCTATGCGTCTGGCATAACATCAAAGAGAATGGGATGCGCTCTAAAGACACCCTCACTCAAACCACACTATCTAACACCAACTCATGACTTTTGAAATTGCATCTGCTCTGCTCAATCGTGCCAGCAATGGTAATGAATTGCTGAGCATCCTGGAGTCTATCGCATCGGATGAGCAGCAGGAGGCAGGTCAGGACAGTTGAGCAAGTGTCCACCTCACCCCCTCCGGGGGGTCGGGTTGCCTGTAGGATAAGGAAGAACCAAACGACCTCCCCCCCATGACCAGCAACACCTACAACGGTTGGGCAAACTACCAGACCTGGAATGCTGCCCTTTGGATCGGCAACGATGAGTTCCTCTACAACACCGCTAAGGCATGTGTGGAATTCTGCGGATCCGATGAGACCCCTTGGGTCAAGTTCGTCCGTTGCATGACGGATGGGCAGATCGGACGGATGCTGGGTCAAACTGCCGATGGGGTACGTTGGAACGATCCTGCCATCGATGCCGATGCCATGGTTGAGATGATGGCAGACCTCTAGGGGTTTGCCCCCCATCCGTGCTACAATTAACCCGAACCAAAAGACCCCGAACCGATGACTGCTGCCGAACTGAATGCTGCCATTGCCTCCGGAGAATTGAAGGTGACCCGTCTGCCCCGTCGCGGTCCCCGTCCTGGCCAGGCATCGATGACCCGCAAAGAGCACCTCGCTGCCTGCCACCTGGAACGTCGCATCCGGAAGGGGTTGGATTCCTTCTGACCCATCCGTGCTACAATTGACCCAATCGCAACCGACCCCGATGACCGACTTCAACCTGACCCCTGAGGAACGTGAGCTCCTGAAGCAGGCAACCCCTCAGGATGTCATCCGTGCCATTGGTGAACTGATCGTCGATCCTTCCTTCTGGGGTGGCATCGGCACCTCTTTTCTAAACGGCATGGCACGGGGGTTTGACAAGCACCGGTGATCTGCTACAATTAACCCGTACCAAACGACCCAACCTCATGGCACTCTACAATCAAGCATCCGACCTCGTGACCCGTCAGACCGTATGGATCGGAACCAAGGTGAGCAACCTCCCCAAATGGAACGGAACCGAATTGGTGGAACCGGGCAAAGGTCAGGCAAACTCCCACACACGGGGTTGGCAGGATGATGGTCTGCCTGCTGCTGAGTTGGCAGACATGCACACCTCATGGCAAGGGTGGATCGGTACCAGCAATCGGTACTATTGCAACCCAGAGGCAGGTCGTCGGTCGTTCCCTGCCTGATGCACTCCCTGCCCCCTGCCCTTATGGGTGGGGGGCATTCTCATTCGTTCGTGAATCAGCAGTTGCCCGTTATGCGGTCGTTGCCCCCCGGTGCCCCGTATATAAAAACCCATCACTACCCTAACCTACAACTGACCCAAATCGACCTATAAATATCAATCGACTCAAAAAATTGCCGAGACTATATAATTCTGAAAAAGGTAAATTATAATACTTAAAATGAAAAAAAATTCCGGCAAAAATTTTGAGGCACTACAAGTCGATCCAATTAGTGGAGAGTACTATGTTGTAATACCTGAATGGATTGTGAATGAACTCTCATGGTACGAGGATAGTGAAATAAGTTTTTCTTTAGAGGGAACAGATTTAGTATTAACCGAAAAGGAAGAGGATTGACAGAGTATAGATAATGATGTATGATACTTAAGTAATCACTTGAAATTATGGCTAAAGGATTTACAGTAAAATCGAAGGCACCAAGCGTGTCTTCAGAACCCGAATGGGATTATGATAAAGCACGAGAAATGGTAAGAGGCAAGTCAGTTGTCTTTTGTCTTCCTGGTAGGGGAGTTTCTTATCAATACTTAAAGAGTTTTGTACAACTTTGTTTTGACTTGGTACAGTCCGGAGCAAGCATTCAAATCTCGCAAGACTATTCATCAATGGTAAACTTTGCAAGATGCAAATGTTTAGGTGCTAACGTACTACGTGGACCTGATCAGATTCCCTGGGATGGTAAACTTCATTATGATTGGCAACTTTGGATCGACTCGGATATTGTTTTCAATACCGAAAAGTTTTTCCAACTAGTTCTGATGGAGAAGGACATTGCCGCTGGTTGGTATGCCACTGAGGACGGGCACACGACTTCTGTTGCACACTGGTTAGAAGAAGATGACTTCCGTAATAATGGTGGAGTCATGAATCACGAAACCGTTGAAAGCATTTCGAAACGTCGTAAACCATTTACCGTTGACTATACAGGATTTGGTTGGGTACTCATTAAGAATGGAGTATTTGAACATTCTGAAATGAAGTATCCTTGGTTTGCACCAAAGATGCAAGTCTTTGATTCTGGTGATGTTCAGGATATGTGTGGAGAAGATGTATCATTCTGCCTAGATGCAATCGAAGCAGGTTTTGAGATTTGGTGCGATCCTCGTATTAGAGTTGGGCACGAAAAAACAAGAGTGATCTGATACAATGGCAGAAGCATACAATATTCTTTGTAAAGGGAGACGAATTTATTCACATCTCACAGAACAAGAATACTTTGATGTGATGGAGGATCTGTCTCTAGAATTCTATCAGACAGATTCTCCTAGACCGGAAGATATTGAAACTGAAATTTTGACTACTATTATGGAGAAAACTAATGGCTAAACGTCCTTCGCTATCTGGAAATATTATTGAATCAAAACCCAAAAAGTCTCGTCAAGGGACTGGTGCTCATACCAAGTATGCTGCGACTTCTCGTAACTCGGCTCGTAAAAGATATAGAGGACAGGGCAGATAAATGATTCAACTGAATCCTACAATCCCAGTCATTACTCCAAAAGGTAATGGGTGGGCTTTTTTTATGATTGATCGATCTCAAGAACACGATCTTGAATGGGTTGTGTTTCTTGACACTAGTGGAGAGTGCTGGACTTTTAGAAATAAAGACATTCGTATTCAAAAAAATTATACACTTTCTCGCACAACCACTTCAGAATTTTAAAATAAATAAGTGACCAATGGATTTTTTATGTCTTGGAAAAGTTTTCAATGGGCAGGCACCTATTATTAGAGGTGTATGATGTTAAATACGATCTCATTAATGATGAAATTGCCATTGAAGAGGTAATGGTTGGTGGAATTAAACGTGCCGGAATGACCATTCTAAACGTCTTCCAGCACTGTTTCATACCTCAGGGATGTACAATAGTCATTGCACTCTCTGAGAGTCATGTATCGTGTCATACGTGGCCAGAAGAAGGTTGTTTGGCAATAGACGTTTATACCTGTGGTGAAGGAAATCCAAAATTAATTGCACTAGAGTTATTAAAATATTTAAATTCTGATAATTATTCTCTTCGGGAAGTCAATCGTTAAATAGGAATAGGAGATAGCAACCTCCTTCATAAAAGTTCTGTTTTATTCATTAAAACAGGAGCTAAGATGTTATTCGAATCCGGAGATTCTCAAAAAAGAATAATTCAAGAAGTCATGCACGATTATGCACCAAAACATAATCTCAAAAAACAAACTGAATTACATGAAAAAATTCGCAATGATGAGGACTATGATGATTGGGATTATGGGACAGAACCAAACTATGGTTCTTCATGGAAGTAGATATAAATAAATAAAAAAACTTTATTAGATGGCAATTCAAAGGATATCCAGATCATTTAAAGATATCAGTTTATCCTTTGAACCACATCCTGTGACAAAGGATCTACCAATATTGAAGAATGAGAATGCAATTCGCAGATCTGTAAGAAATATTGTAGAAACTATTCCAACTGAAAGATTCTTTAATTCACTATTAGGATCTGATATTGAAAAAAGTTTATTTGAGTTTGTTGACTTTGGTACTGCATCAGTGATTCAGAATCAAATTGAAATCTCAATTAATAACTTTGAACCAAGAGTTAATAATGTAAGAGTTGAAGTAGATCCTATTCCGGATCAAAATACATTCAATGTAAATGTAATTTTTGATATTATCGGACAAGAGTTTCCAACTCAAGAATATTCATTTCTATTAGAGGCAACAAGATAAAATGCCTTTTACTAAATTTACAAATCTAGATTTTGATCAGATAAAGACTTCTATCAAAGATTATCTCCGTGCTAACTCTACATTCACGGATTTTGACTTTGAGGGGTCTAATTTTTCAGTCTTAATTGATACGTTAGCATATAATACCTATATTACTGCATTCAACTCGAATATGATTGTCAACGAATCCTTCTTGGATTCTGCGACTCTTCGTGAGAATGTTGTTTCATTAGCAAGAAATATTGGTTACGTACCCCGTTCCAGAACGGCAGCAAAGGCACAGATATCCTTTGATACGTCTATCGGTACTAGTACTCCAATAGTGACCTTACAGGCAGGTCTGGTGTGTGTAGGAACGGTTGATAATACATCATATACATTTTCAGTTCCCGATAATATCTCGACAAATGTTGTTAATGGCACAGCATCTTTTAATAATATTGATGTCTATCAGGGAACATTTTTAACTAAAACTTTTACAGTAGATGGTTCTTTAGATCAAAGATTTATACTTAATAACTCTTATATTGATACATCTACGATTTCTGTATATGTAAAGGGAATTAATGATACAGGACTTGGAATAGAATATTCTTTAGTCGATAACATTCTTAATGTAAATTCATCTTCACAAATCTACCTGATACAAGAAGTTCAAGATGAAAAGTATGAATTGCTTTTTGGTGATGGACTAATTGGACAAAAGTTAGAAAACAATTCAGTAATTACAGTAACCTATATCGTCACTGATGGTAAAGATGGTAATGGAGCATCTTCTTTTGCTTTTTCGGGAAGCATTAAAGATGCAAGTGGTGGATTACCGAATCTTGGAAATATATTAATTACAACAAATCAATCATCTCAAAATGGTTCTGATATTGAGTCAGTAGATTCAATCAAATATTTTGCTCCAAGAATCTATTCATCACAATATAGAGCAGTAACTGCACGTGATTACGAAGCAATTATTAAAAAGATTTATCCAGATACTGAATCGGTTGCAGTTGTTGGTGGTGAAGAATTAGTTCCCCCAGAGTTTGGAACAGTAACTATCAGCATTAAACCAAAAAATGGAACCTATGTTTCCGACTTCTCAAAGTCTAGAATTTTATCACAATTAAAACAATATAGTATTTCTGGAATTAATCAGAAAATAATCGATCTTAAGATCCTATACGTAGAAATCGATTCTTCAATTTATTACAATTATTCTCAAGTCTCGGCAGTAGAGTCATTGAAAGCAAAAGTGACAAACTCATTGACCCAATATTCAAATTCTTTGGATCTCAATAAATTTGGTGGGAGATTTAAGTATAGTAAAGTTCAACAAATTATTGACAACACAGATACTGCCATAACATCCAATATTACTAAAGTAAGAATTAGAAGGGATTTAAAGTCTCTTATAAATCAATTTACTCAATATGAATTATGTTTTGGCAATAAATTTCATATTAATTCTGATGGATACAATATAAAATCTACAGGATTTAAAATTTCAGGTGAAGCAGATACAGTATATCTAACTGATGTGCCAAATAAAACTTCTTCTGGAGATTTAGATGGTAGTGGAATGGGAATTCTTTCCATAGTAAAATCACTTAGTGATGGAACGACAAAGGTTATTGCAAAATCTGCAGGAACAGTTGACTATTCAAAAGGTGAAATTAAACTTGCAACATTAAATATTACATCAACATCATTGAGCAATGATATCATTGAGATACAGGCATATCCAGAATCAAATGATGTTGTTGGATTAAAAGACTTATACCTGAGTTTTAGTATTTCAGAAAGCACAATAAATATGGTAAGAGACGTAATTGCTTCTGGTGATGAAATATCAGGAACGGTATTTTCTAGAGATTACTATACGTCAAGTTATTCAAACGGGAATCTAACAAGAAAGTAATATGATACAGACTGGATTTGAGTCTAGAGTAAAGGTTCAACAAGTTATTGAGAGCCAACTGCCCAATTTTATATTGGATGAAAATCCAAATGCAGCAGAATTTTTAAAGCAATACTATATTTCTCAAGAATATCAAAGTGGTCCAGTAGATATTGCAGAAAATCTGGATCAATATTTAAAACTTGACAATCTTACTCCTGAAGTTGTTGTAGGCAATGTCAGTCTTAGTACTAACATTACATCTACTGTTGGAGTCATTACAGTAACAAGTACTAAAGGATTTCCCCAAAATTATGGATTATTAAAAATTGATGATGAAATTATCACATATACGGGATTAACTACGAATACATTTACTGGTTGTATTCGTGGATTTAGTGGTATTACAAGTTATCATGCAAATTTAAATCAGGAAGAACTAGTATTTTCAGGATCAACAGCAGCATCTCATAGTGCAAATTCTTCTGTACAAAATCTTAGTTCTTTATTTTTAAAAGAATTTTATAAAAAATTAAAATACACTTTAACACCCGGTCTAGAAGATGTTGATTTTGTTTCAAATTTAAACGTAGGAAACTTTATAAAGGAAGCAAGATCTTTTTATCAAGCAAAAGGAACAGATGATTCATTTAGAATTTTATTCAATGTTTTGTATGGTGTAACCCCTAGAGTTGTAAATTTAGAAGATTTTTTAATTAAACCATCTTCTGCAGAATTTATTAGAAGAGAA